CTAGAAAAAAGATTAAAATCTAATGAAATGACTGATATGAACAACTCACTTATTTTAGGAAATAAAACTTTTGATATAAATATATAAAATAACTAATTAAAATATGAAATTAAACAGATGGGATTATATTACTATAGCTACAACTTATTTCTTATTTGCAGAATTTCCTGTATTCATTTTAGCTATTTTTTTATCTTCTAGCTTTTCTTTTGCTTTATTATTTCTAATTTTTTCAGAAAGATCTTTCATTTTAGCTAACATATCATCTTCATGTTTACTATATTCTAATTCTAATTTAGCAGCACTATCATTTTCTGGAGTAGATTCTAATGTTACATTTAATTGTAGTCTTTTAGTTAAATTGTCTTCATCTACTTTATATTTCTCCATGCTTAAGTTATCTTCATGATATTTATCTTCTCTAGTTACTCTTGCAGCTTCTATATCTGCATTCTGCTGTAATTGAGCTTGAGCTTGTTCTGATTGAGCTTTAGATTGAGCATCTTGTCTTTTAAGCATATCTTCTTCTGATTTCTCAATAAGACGTTGTTTTTCTCCCATGCTTGAACTAGTATAAATTTTCATAACATCACTAAATTTAATCATTTGATTTTGCATAGCTGCATGAGTTAAATTTTCTAATTGTTGTTCAAGTTTACTCATATCATTATCATTATCTAATAAGATACCAAATTCTTCTTCTAAAAAATCATCATCAATATCAAATATTTGAGCAGTATAATCATCTCCTACATATTGAAATTTCATAGGATTACCTTTAAATGCTACTTTACATATTTCTAATAAAAGAGTAAGAACTCTTTTTTTAACATTATCATGTATTTTAAATACTTCATTAGTAATAAATGAACTTTGAGTAACAGCTCTTTCTACTCCACCTACAGTTTCTCTATTTTGAATATCACCTAAACGTTGAGGAGGTACTCCTACAATTCTACCCATTTGAGCTTCAACATAATTAAGTATATTAATTTGTTGTTGTATAAAATCTCCTAGTCCTGCTTGATTCATTACATTTTGAGAACCTGATAATCCACCTGCAAGTTTGCCTAATGCTTGTCCTTTTTTACCTTCTTTAAAACTATCCTTAACAGCAATACCTGCTTTCTTAGCAAAGAATAACCATTTTTCAATGTCCCATCCTTCAGGTATTTCTGCTAAATCTATAACTGGCATACTGCCAAAAAATTTAGATAATGCATCATTTAATCTAGTCATACTAGCGTCGTACATTAATTGAAAAGGCATAGCTCTATCCATCATAGATGTAGCTTTCATATTACCTGTATTATAGATATGACCTACAATTCCAGGATGATTATAACCTGGATCACTAAATTTATTATATTGTATTTCTCTAGGTCTAATATAAGGATATATGTCTTTACCTACTTTTACACCTTCCCACCATTGAGATACCCAATATTCTTCTACTTCTTCTCCTTTTTCTTTATTAGGAATATATGTTTCTGAAAAGTAATCATATTGTACTTGTCCTTCATCATCATAAAATTTTACTCTTTTAATCATTTTTTTAGATTTCCAGAATAATCTTATAACTCTTACATTTCCAAATTCATCTATAGATTCAGAAGCTTTAATATCATGATAACCTGAAGAACCCATTATATCTGAAAAAGTAAGTAAATCATCTACTACTTGATTTCTAAGTATATTAATACCTCGTTCATCTCTTTCTAAATCACTTCCATTAAATCCAGTATAAGTGTCATTAGTTTCATTATCTAACCACTTTACATCTTTATCAGATAAATATTTATAATATCTGTCTACTATTTGACCAGGAGACCAATAATCATATATAACAATTATATCAGCATCTTCATATCTATTGCTAGAACCTGATTTAAGAACGAATGTTTTTTTAGGATCTAATACTTCAATTACTGGATTTCCATTTACTACATCACCTATATAAGCTTCCTCAGCTACTAGTAATACATTTTTTATACCAGTATTAAATTTAATTTTTAAATCTAATTCTTTTATAAAATGACGTAGTAATAAATTAGCTCTTTTTTCTCTTACATCTTGATATTCAAATTTCAAATAATAACTAAAGTTTTTTAGTTGTTCTTCAGCTTCTTCTTCTGATATATCTGTATTAGTAAGTAATTCACTTATCTTTTTTTTAAGTAAATCTCTTTTTTCTTCTTCTATTTTAGAAATAGAATTAGGATTAGTTACTATAGCTTTCCATTCAAATCTTCTATCAAATTCTTCTCCAATAAGAACATTAAGATATGGAACTGCTATAGGATAATGTTGAATATCCTTTGGTATAAAGAAATTTTGTAATCCATTTGGATTTAAAGTAGAAGTATAATCATTAATACTAATCTTACCTAAATAAGATCTAAAGTTTCTTAATTTATGTTTTAAATTACTTCTTATAGAAGAATCTTTCATCAAGATAATTTCTTCAACCCAATCTAAATGTTCTTTTTTCCAGGATTCATTCTTACTTTTAAATAATTTTTTCTGGCTAGGAAAATTATGTTTCATATTTTATAATCTGTTTCTTTAAATGAATTTTTAAATTTATCATAATTTTCATTAATAAATTTGTCTTCTTCTATATAATCTATATTCTTTTCAGATGATAAAGATTCTGTTATTTTTAATTTATCTTGTCTTAATATCATTACCATATTCATAGCAGATATAAAGTCAAAGTTACCATCGTTATTAAATTCATATAACTCTTCAAGATATCTTAGACTTCTTATTTTCCTTAGTCTAATTGTTTGTACTATTTCTCCCTGATCGTTTAATACTTCAGCAGGAGATAACATATTAGTTTTTTGAAGTCTTAATCCATCTGCTATAATACCTTGTGATGCTCTTGTTCCTTTAGCTCTATTACCAAATAAATTTTGTTTTTGTTCTTCTACATCTCTTAAATAAGTAGGAGTATCACATAATAAATGTAATGCTGATTTATTATTAAAATATCCAAATAAACCCTTAATATTATTTTCATAGTTTCCTACTGCATTATAATACAAAAGCATTCTTCTACATATTTCATAAAAATCATCTGCTAATTGTGGTCTTCCTATATAACTAGCAACTATTTCTTCATTCCATAAATCATAGATAACTATACATCCCATGGAACCTGTTTCTGTATAATCATTATCAATGGGGTCAATTCCAGCTATATATCTATGAGAATAAGGAGTTTTATTTATTCTATCTATTTCAGGTTGGGCAAATATTTCTACAGCTCCTTCAGTATTATGTTTATCATTATTATACGTTCTTATCGCTAATTTATCAAAATTAGGTTTAAAATCAATATCACCTGAAGCTTTTATTACCATATCCCCAACCAAATGAGTTTCAGTAAACTTATTTATATTAACTCTACATTCTTCTAAATAATCTCTAATATCTACAGTAGGAAATATTGTTCCTGATGTTTTCATGATAGCTTCTTGTGGAGTTAATGCCATTTCAGCTATCATTTGAGTTAGTGTACTTGCGTCATTAGAATTATATTTTATATCAAGTCTTTTCTTAATCACAGATAATAAACTTCCTATAACATCACTATTTCCATTTTTATCCATATATCCCATTTGATTAAGATATCCTGCATGAAAGAATGCAGATTTAGCTCCTGTTTTAGAATTTTTATCATAAACATTATCTAAAGGATATACGTTATAACCCCCAGGATTATAAAATATTTCTCTAAGTCCTTTAAAACTAGCACCTTCTGTACCTCCTGTTCCCCAAAAACACATTAATCCAAATACGTATTCACCATCTTCTACTGAAGGTCTACCAATATTCCAAGCAGTTAAACTATCAGCAAATTTACCAAATTCTTCCCAAAGAATATAAATAGCCCTCTTACCCCTTGCTTTCTCTGGATCATTTTTAAGAGTAACTCCCATAACTTGATTTTTAGTTCCCATCTCAAGTCCTGTTTCATTATCTTTGTAACCCATTTGCCAATGCATAGATTGCCAACTATCTTTTAATTCTCTTCTATTAGGGAAAGGTGTATGTTTGGCACAGAAATCAATTACATCTATAAATTTATTTAGTACACCATCTTTAGTTAAATATTCTTTTTCATTGGCAATTGCTAAACTTACTGTATTTTTAGCAGCTTCTTCGGATTCTCCTAATATAAAATTACGACCTAATTTACTTCCACCTTTTAGAGAATAACCCGCCCCACGTTTTTTTAATGCACCACAATGCTTTCCATTTTCTCTAGATCTTTCTATATAATGAAAAAACCAATAATCTCCATCATAAAAATCTGGTAAACCTTGAATTCTATCTTTACGATTAGAACCTTTACGTTTAACAGTTTTCATTACTGGAGAATAATTAATATAAAAGTAATGATAACCTGTTATCCATTCACCATCAGATTCTCTAATCATTCCATATCTACATCTTTCTATTTCAGTATCCCAAAACTTTCTATAATCACTATAAGGATTTTTATTCAGCTTTAAAAATGTATATACTCCATGTGTTTCAAAATGAATTGCTGCTTGTCTAAAATAATCTATATCCTCTAAAATATGAGGATTAGATAAATCAACTCTTACTCTACCATTAACATCTAATTGTCTTTCTAAACTACCATCTTTTAATAGAGTATCATTATTAGGATTATCCCATCTTTCTAAATCTTTACAATATTTTCTTGTAGGAGAAGTTAAATTTTGCAAAAAAACTATACTAGATAAATAATCCAGTATAGTTTCTTGCGTTTCTTTATTTAAAGTTTTAAGTAATTCTTTTGTTAATTCAGTATTAACTGCATTTGTTTTATATTCCATATATTATAAATCTTCATAAACACTTTTTTGTTTATTTCCTCTAATTTTAGTACTATCTTCTTGAGATTTAATAAATTGCTTTTCAGCTTTTTCGATATTCATCATTAAATCTGGCATAGCTTTAATAGTATCTTGTATTTGTTTTATATTCCAAATAGGTTTTCCTGCTTTATCACGTTCATTTAAATCGATAGTTTCAAGTTGATTCTTAATTTTATCTACAGCTATATAAACACTTTGTAATAATCTTGAACTGGCAGTCTGTGATAAGTACTTATAAGCTTCAATAGCTTCTTCTACCAGCTTATCTTTTTTCCATATTGTTGGTAGATCTACATATTTTTTAACGTCTTTATGACGCTCTATTTCATTAGTTTGAAATTGAAAATCTGAACTCATATCTGTATAGAAAAATATATAACTAAGTTCTTTTAATAAAAGAGAAGTATTTTTTTTTCTTGATTCTACTAGTTCAGCAAATTGTTTAATAGTATATAATTCAGGTTCTATTTCAATACTAAATCCATCAATTGATTTAATTAACTTCATTTAGTTTTTTTATTTTATATTTTTTTGATAAAGTAATTTGAAATTGTTCTATTGATTGAGGTTTTTTTACTATTTTTTCTTTTGAATTACTTGATAAGTATAAATCATATAGTTCCCACTTTTTATCCCATTCTCTAAAATCTTTTAATAGTTCTTCCATATTATTTATTTCTAGGTTGACGTTTAATTGTTTTAGGTTTTTCTCCTTTATTATCTATTAAAGATTGTAATTTATTTAGTTCTTCTTTAGTTCCAGACTCATTAGTTTTTATAATTCCTAATCTTTGTGTTTTTAAAGATTCTTGTTCTAATTTAGAAATATATTCATTTTTAAATCTTATTTCACTTTCAAGAAATAATGTTCCATCTTTATAATGATCTACATTAAGAGATAATTCTTTATTTATTTCTTGTAGTTTTTTAAAATTAAAATCATAATCAGCTTTCTCTGCTGCAAATTCATCTTCTAATAATAAATTTTTATCTTCTAAATCTTTATTTATACTGTATTGTAGATAGTTAAATATAACTGCTACTAATAATAAGAATGCTAAAAATAAACTCATAATTATTTCGTTTGTGGTATTACATAAATTATATCTCTTGAATCTAATAGTAAATATTCATTACCATCTATTTCATATAAAGGTATTTCATATTGTGTTTCAATTACACCAGATGCATGATCATCATTTAATGTTCTATATTTATTATAATTAATTTTTACTTTATCACCTGGTTCTAATTCAATTCCTTGATTAACATAAGGGCCTATAAGTAATACTTCTTGCTCGTCAGAGACATTCTCTGACATGATTGCAAGTTTTTTAGCTAATCTTACATCTACTTTCATTTCTTTTATTAGAAGACCTGATTCAGTATATCCTTGCATTTCAGGAGGAGTAGCTCTAGTTAAAATAAAAGAATATGGTACTTTAATGTTTGGAATAGGTGCTTCTAGGTTTTTAGTATAACGTTTATTGTATTTTTCTAAAGCATGATCTGATTCAGTTTGTTTTAAAATATTTTGTTTTTGTTCTATAATACTTGGGTCTACAAATATTCCTGATTCATTTTTAAGTACTGGTCTATCTAATATCATTTGTTCTTTCATTATTTATTTAATTTATTTATTTATTTTTTGTTTTTTAATTTGTGATTTAGCAAATACGTGTTTATATACGTAATAATTAGGTTTTAAATAACCTAATGCTGGAATTTTTATTATAGGAAATTTAGAATTGAATTCATCTTCAGACATCATTATATCTTTATTAAATTCAACAGATGCAATTTTATTTTTGATATATTCAGATGTATAATGTAATGCTAATTCTACTACTTCTTCTGGAATATTAAGTTTATAACTTACTTGTCTTATTCTTTTAGAATGACTTGGATCTTTATTACTTAACATCTATATTATATACTAATTTAAAATTACTAAATGGTTCGGTTATAGTAGGTATAATTTGTTTATTTATACTTTTATCATTAACTATTTTTTTCTTTCTTAAACAGCTTAATAAATTGTTATAAGCATATTCTTGTATATCTAATTCAGCTAATATCTTTTTCTTTATCTTAGATGAGAATAATAATTCATCTAACATTTCTTTGTTTTTAACTTCTAAAGATATTAAATATCTGTGATATAATAATTTAGCTAATAATTCTAATTCTTTATTTCTTAATTTTAAGAATGGTTGTAGTATCATTAACCACATTATAAAGAATTTTTCTTTATCTACTTTAAAAGATTGAACATTTATATTTGTGTTACTGTTTTGCATTTATTTTGATTACTAATATTTTATTTATAAAAACAAAATAGTTATAGTTCTTGTTATTAGATGCAAAATGTTTAATTACATCTATATATTCTTTATCAAATATATTGTATTTTATATTTAATAGTTTATTATTCTGCCAAGTTAGTCTCTTCTGAAGAAAGGAAAGATCTACCATATTCTTTAATAAACATTTGATTCCAATTATTTATATCTGTTTCATTTATATGAATATTACCACATTCTCCGCATACATCTAGATTAGAACTAGATAATTCTTTAACGTTCAATGATAAACAATTTTCACAGTAAAATACAGGTTCTGAGTTATAATTATCTTTTGTGTACATTTTGTTCTATTTCCTGAATCATAGATTCAATATTATTTATATTATTTTTCTTTTTATATTCTTTCCATTCTAATCCTGGTAAAAAATCAGGAAATAATTCTTTATTACAAGAATCAGGAGAGAATGCTTTTTTAATTGTTGGACAATTACATATTTTACATCTACCAGATACTAGACAAGTATCTTTACAAGTATATAATCTATAGTAATATTGTTCTTTTAAATGAACTGGTAAATCTATTATTTTATCTAGATAGTAATTTATATTTCCTAAGATAAAATTTTTTATATTTTTTAAATTTATATTAGACATATTTTTTAGTTACTAATTTAACTTGGTCTTCAGTAAGAGATAATCTTTTTTCTAGATTAATAAGATTAGCTATTTCATTAAGCTTATCATCTGTAATAATACCTTGATAATTTTCTATTGATTTATCAAGTTCATTCATATTATTCAATATATTACCAAAGTTATTTAATTGCTTTAAAGCTTCTTTATTATTATCTAGTTTAAATTTTCTATGTCCTTTTTTACTATACGTGTGCATATTATTTATTATTTATTTTATATGGATCAATTCCTGCAATGTATGAATTATCAAGTAACGGATCGTGTTGCATGACTACATTAATTCCTCCACTTGTTGTATAACTTTTCCACATATTATTAGTATCTAATTGTTGATATAACCCAGGTCTATATTCAGGTAAATTATTACTTATACAATAATCTCTTAATTTTTCTTTAGTTTCATATGAAAGTTTATTCCATTGTTCAAGAGTAACTTCTGTTATAATTTTAGTATTAGGGTTTTTGAATATTAGATTATTATTTATTGAAGATACCATTCTTTCCATTTCATTTAGTAATGCATCTTGAAACATTTTATGCCCTAATGGACTTGTATGTAGCATAGGTAATGGTTTGTCTACTTTGTTAGATTTAAAAACATCGTTAATTACTTCTTTTAATTTATCTAAACTTAAATTATCATACATCTTCTTTAGGTATTAAAGTTAAAGAAAGAATACAACTATCATTTGTAGTTATAATATCTTCTATATAAAATTGTCCATCTGAATTACTTACTTCTATTTTCCAATCTCCAGGTAATAATTTAAGTTTAGTAATTAAATTATTTATAGTTATAGGTCCTTGTTCAGTACTCATTTTGATTTATGTTTTAAATAAACTATGTATTCTTTTTCACTACTAAACATCATCCAGTTATCTTCTTTATCTTTTATAAAAATTGAGGGAATTTGATACATTTCTGTTCCATCATTCCATTTTATTATATTTTGTGTATTTAATAGTTCTAATATTTCTTCTGAAGGTTTATTTATTTTAGAATATCCTTTAGCAAATATATTATATTGATCTTTCATTATACTTTATAAATTTTAATCTTTCCAAGAAGTAAGTATTTATAATTAATATTTTCTGCTAATATATTATAATCTTTAGATGATATTAATAATTCTTCTGGTTGTATTTTAAATATTTGTTGTTGTTCAATAATCATATTATTAATATGTTTAATAATTTTTTTTTGATTATCTGATAATTCTTTTAAATTTATTTGTTTATATTCATCCATTTTACCATATTATATCTATACTAAAAATTAGAAATCCAATTACTAATCTATGCATAGCTTCACTTGTTTGTTCATCTGTTTCTGTATTAATAGTTATTTTTTCTATTTCATGACAGTAAATTCCTATTGAAAATTCTTCTGTTGGATTATTTAGTTTTATTCTTATCATTTAATTTATTTTAAAAAGTTTTAGATTCTGATAATTCTATTTCATCATACCAATCTTGTTCCATATGATTCCAGCATATGTAATATTTTATTCTATTATTTCTAAAGGAATAACTAATATCTAGTATTCTTCCTTTAGGACCATCAGTAGTAGTATGATATACTTCCTGATTTATTTTAAATTGATGTTCTATATTTCTTAACATATTTATTTCTTTTTGTAAAGATATACTATTTAATTAATATAATCCTAATTTATTTTAAATTATTTTAGTTTTTCTTTAAGTATATTTTTAATTTGTCTTTTAACTTGAGGTTTACTAAGTTCTATTGCTCTAGCTGTAATAGCTCTAAACATAGCTTCTTTTACTTTATTTGATTTAAGTATACATATCTGATCATATAATATATTTAACTCTGTAATGCTTTTATAATCAGTCATTTTATAACCATAAATTCTATTTTGATAATCTTTTTGAATATTTGCATTTATCTGTATTTGTCTTCTCATTTTTTAATGTTTTATTATATATTTTTATTTAACTTGTTAGTTATTAAGCTTTTATATTTATTTTCTTTGTTCGTTAGTAGATATACCTTTTCCTACTCCGTCTAACTTTTGATTTTTTTAAATCTTGGTTGAAGGTCAAATAACTATATTACTATAGGACTATATAAACCATAAACTTCGAGGATTGTTTGTCTATTATATATCATGTCACTTTTAAATGGTTTAGACATATAACTTTACCCGATATTTGCATCTTCATAACTATTGTTAATAGGGTTATAACGACTCCTAAATGCAAAGCTTCTCTTATATTATGGCAATTTTCTACAACTATTGGGGACATTTGGCTGCTATGTATCTCTATTATTTCAAGAGTGCGGTTATAACCCAACTTCTGAACCATCGCTAAAGGCGGAACCTAATTTTTCAATTAGTAAGACCTTCGGTTGCTATTGGCTGAATCCCAAATACAGTCTCCTAATTCTGTATTGAGTATTGCGAGGTAAAGATAATATATTAGTTTTAAATAAACAAATGTATTTTTGAATGATTATAACTATAATATCAACTTTCAATAATTATTGAAATTTAATTTATATATTTTCTGCTTAAACATAATCTAAACATACTAGTTTTCCTTTGTACCAGCCAAAGTTTTCTTTTTTATTATCCGTACCACATAAAGGCATATAGAAATTACATTCCTCTTCAGTTAATTGTTCCAATTTTGGGATGCATTTTGCCTGTATCTGAAACAAGCCAAACCAACTACAAAAATAAGAAGGAGATACCCATTCAACCATATTAGTATCATACTTAGCTTTCGTGTGTGTTTTATAATATTCTCTTTCTGACCAGTTTGCATAACAACCTTGTAAAAAATTCTGCATAGAATATGTAAAATTAGGTATTTTAATAACGAATTTATTAAAAATAAAAACTATTCTTGTTACTCCTTTTCTATTTATTTTCATAATTATTTTATTGTAAAGATATAAATTTTTTTATTTTTTTTTTTAATTTTTTTAATAATTATTTCAGTATATGTGTAATAATAACACTATCATCCCTCCCGACGTTGTGAATTGGGGATATACCCCTGTACTTACTAACTAATTAATACTTATTATCATGGAAAAATTTGCTATTATCTCAACTGGTGCTAAATCAGACGGTAAAACATTCTGGTCTCAAATTCAGAAAGAACAGGACGGTTTTGTATTACGTGCATTCGTAGTTACAACAACTGCACAAGAAAAGGGTGCTGAGCTTGCTATACCAACACCTTTATTGAAATCTATAAACTGGGGAATGTAATCCCTAGTTTATACTTCATAACTATTATTGTTAGACTAATATTAATTAAACAACTAAACTTATCATGAAAATATCAATAGATGGATTGTATTTACTTATTAATAATACATCTCATAAACCTTATCCTAAATTATTTATCTCGTTGGCTGAAGCAACAGATTATTGTGAATCAATAGGTAATCATACAATTCATCCTAATATGTTTATTAATAACCAATAATTATATATTATGAAAGAGACTGATAATATTACAGCTCAGATCGCAGAAGGTATTAATGATTTTAATAATCAAGTATATAACTTCTAAATTATGTTTGGTATATAGTGTAATGGTTTACATACAGATAGCTTCTGAGTTATAGGTTCGAATCCTATTATACCATCAATTATTAAGTCATGATAATAATTAGTTTAGTTAATTAAGATACTTACTCTTGCAACTTGATTGTATGTGAGAGTAAGTTATTTATCTATTAAATTATTATTGTGTATTAAGATTATTCTTCTAAAGAAGAAAGAATTAACTAACTATTAAATTAACTTGCGAGATTCGCATAACTAAATATTAAATATCATGAATTTTAAACAACTACCTTCAAAACCTTTACATGGAACTGGAATTCAGTATATAGCTAAATTTGATAACAATTATGGTGCTTCTATAGTTAAACATGATTTCTCATATGGAGGGTCTGATGGATTATGGGAATTAGCTGTAATTAAATATACTGGAGATGATTGGTCTTTAGTATATGATACTCATATTACAAATGATGTATTAGGTTATTTATCTGAAGAAGAAGTAAATGAAACTTTAGATAAGATTAAAGCTTTATAAATATTAGATGATATATTTCCGGTCCAAGTAGAGTTAAATGACATCCTTACTTAAGTATAATAGTCAGCCGGAATATATATCTTTTTACATTAGAATCAAGTAACAAAACTAAATACATTTAATAACTAAACTAAATTAATAATCATGAAACAATTTATTTACTACACATTTATATTGTTATTTAGCTTATATAAAGCTATTTACAAGCTCTCTAATACATTATTTATAGGTATTGGAGTACTAATGCTTATGTTATTTAAACTTTGTTACAGTAAAAATACAAGTGTTAAAAGATATACTCTTGATAACTTAATTAAATGTTAATGAATGTGGAATATTTCACTTTTAAATGTTAAATTTAACTAAATAATTATTTAGAATGAGTTTAAATAGTAGTGTAAGTGCTTGAAAATGTATGAGTTAAACAATCCTCTCTACAAAGTACTTTGTAATTCAAAGTAGAATATTCCACAAAATACTTTAATCATAACTAAACTAACAATCAATTAAAATGAAAAAATTAATAAAATACACAGTATATTCAATAATAACAATACTATTAATAGCAGATTTAGTATCAATAATATACTTATTATATGCATTATATTATAGTATCTGGAATGATATTATATCTGATACAACGATAAGATTATGTGGAACATCAGGTATTACTTTATTTTTATCAGTAATACTTATTCCTATATTATATGGAATAGAAAATGAATTTAATAATTAAACTAAATATTAAACTTAAAAAAATAAACAATTATGTTACCAACAATAATATTCTTTTTAGTACTATTACTATCAATATGGTTTATAATGTATTGCATAGAAGTTATAGTAAATTATACATTACATAAACAAAATCCCGGATATATTACATTCTTATTAAGTATTGTAGTATCAATATTATGGTCTTATTTATTTTATCTTTTACATTAAATAAATAATATATGAAACCAATAATAACAAATCATTATGATTTTAATGGAAATAGAATCATAATACAACCAATATTTAAACCTAATAAATAATAAAATAAACCTTTCTAACTTGAAGATAAATAGTATAAGCAGGAGCCAAGTAATGTTGCTTACCCTTTTAATAGGATATACGTTATACAAGCTAATCCAATAGCTGTTATTTATTGTAAAGATATATTTACACCGCTGAGGGCAAATAAGAGTAGCACTCTGTCCTAACTTAAGGTAAAGTAAGTATATTCCTTTGGAAATGGGATTAGAAAGGTTTTAATAATATTTGATACTTGATCTAACACTAAGAGAGTATCTGTCCTTGAACGAAGTTAGCGTTATGAAGGATGTCTGTAACTACGCGTTACCAGATGGAGTAGACAAGCTATAAGCTCCATTATTACGGGAGTTACATAAGTTGGTTGGTAGAGTGAAAGGCGTAATTCCGTATAACTTTATTAGAGTTCGAATCTCTTAATTTCCACAAACAAGGAAAGTCCTTGTTTACAGTTCTGGGGCAGAACTTAATATACTACACTATGAGTAGTTGTACATTCGTGTATGATTAGAACATTTGAAAACATACTTTATAAGTGATTAATTTCCTTTATAATTATTTAGTAAATCTTATAGTGTAGTTATTTTTTAAATTAAATATTAACAAATTAAATAAAATAAATATGAAACATTCAATTGAACAATTAAAAGATTGGTTAGCTAGTAATAAAGCTGATAAACCTAAAAGTATTATTACTTATAAATAATAAAGAATAAATATTATAAGAGAAGTTTATATAAAACTTACGTTCTTTAAAATAGTATTGTTAAACACATTATAAATTAAAACTTAAAATATATATTAATTTAAATAAATGTGAATTTAAAATTAACTATAATACTATTATTAGTTTATATCTTATATTATTCTTTATCTTTTATAGATAATAAAATTAAAATTAAATAAATAACTAAAATTAAATCTTATTACCAGGAATATAAAAATCGTTTAATCAAAGAGTAACCTGGATAAATACTCTAAATTAAATAAATAAATTATGATAACAATTAAAAGAGAAGAGCTAAAAAACAAAGTAAATGTAGTAGCTCCAAAATTGCCAGAAGATGTAGTATTTGTTGCAGCAATGCGTGCAATTAAAGGTGGACAAGTTCAGATTGAATTTGCTCAATCAAGAAGTTTAACAGGTCGTAGAGTATCTGTATTAGCTCTATTAAACCAAGGAGATGCACGTTTTAATTCAGGACGTACTCTTATGAGAACTTGGTTAATGGTTAATGAAGAAGGTTTTAAAGCTGTATTTGGAGACATTCCTGACTTTGATTTTAAAGCTGCTCAGGAAGCTGCTAAAACTGCATCTGAAGATGAAGTAGTAGCTATATTTGCTCAAGCTAAAACAATTAATGTTAACGGTGTAAATCATCCAGTTAAAATTGTTTGTAAAGAAACTACAAATGTAGAAGATCTTCCAAAATCTATTCGTGAACAAATTCAAAATCCTGATGTATCTGATGATATTAAAAACAGGTACATTCTTCAAACTAAAGATGGAGATAAAATTGTTGATGAGTTAAACAATACTATTTACAGACGTTATGAGCTATCTTACGGTGCTGATGATGATGTATTAGTAGAAAATAAAGTTCTTCAATCAGAACTAGCTAAAACAGCTTCAGGTACAGTAAATAAAACTGCCGATGCACTTAAAGATGTATTAGCATCATAAATTAAATATTAATAACCTCTTGTAATTATATGAGAGGTTATTCTAATAAAGCTCTTGATAAGTTGCAATTATAAATTATGTTATATTTAGTTAATGGGTTTGAACGCCTATTTAAAAGTGGGAAATATCGGTTCGATTCCGATAATATGAGCAGATTAAATATAATAAAGTAGCAGAGTTTCAAGAGCTTTTATTTTTAATAAATAATATGAATATAACAGATTTAAAAATAGGTAATTATGTATTAGACATTAATAATAAAATTAGAATTATTACAGGTATTAATATACAACAAAATGGTAAAAAATTCTTAATATTAGATTTTGAAAATAAAATCTATCCTATAAATACTGTATATCCTATTCAATTAACAGATGACTGGATAGATGAATTTGATTTTACAAGAGGTGGATATGATATGTTAGAAGTAATTCATAACGTGTATCCAAGAATACATTTAATAGGTTATTTAAGTAATAAACCAGAAGATGATTATTTAGGATATAATTATAATCTTTCTGATTATTCAGAAGGAAATGTAACTGATAGTTGTATACAAATAAAATATGTACACCAATTACAAAATTTATTTTCTTCCCTTATAGGAGATGAATTAGTGAGAACAATAGAAGAGCCTTTATTTTAAAAAAATAATTAATTAAACTATTAAAACATGAATAAACAAATTAGATTCTCTGAAAAAGAGATAGAAATAATACACAAATGTGTAAAAGAAAATAAAGATAAACCTAGTGCAATAGATGCAGCTAGAATAGCAATCTTTAGAGAGTTAAAAATAACTAGAAGTTCTCAAAGTGTAAGAGATAAATTATATGCTCTTTATAGAGATCCTAAAAATAAAACAATAACAAATAAAATACAAACTAAAGTTATTGAACACGTGAGTAATACTTATGATAGTTCTAATAGTAAATTAGAATTTGTACATGAAATAACTATGCAATTATCTAACGAAGATAAATTGGATTTAATTAAAAAATTATTTACATCAATATAATATGGAAACAATAAAAACATTAGCTGGAATTATATTAACAATAGCTATAATTCTTGTAATTATACAATCAGTATTGTTATTTAAAGATAAAGAATTCAGTAAATTAGGAGGTAAAATTATAATATCAATGATAATATGTTGTATTTTATTAACATTATTATGTATACCATTAAAAAACTGGTTTGGATTATTATGGTTATTTAATACTTTTCTATGGATTAGTAATTATAAATTATATAAAAGATATAAAAATGAATAATAAATTACCTTTAATATTAATAATTTCTTTTTTATTAGGTATTATAATATACGATCAAACTTTAAAAAATAATATAAGTAAATCTAAAATTAAACAGAGTAAATTAGAAATAAAATCTACTAAACTAGAAATGGATTTAGGTAAAACTCTATTTATTAGTACTGTAGTTAATTTAAATAGAAAAAATAATAAATTAAATAAGAAAACTACTTTTGAACAAGTAGAGTCTTTATATTTAATTAGAAGAGATAGTTGTATAAATAATATTTATAATAAAATAAATAAAAAATGATTTATCTAATAATTTATTTAATAGGATTTTTAATAAACTATTATTGGATTAGATATGATTACAAAAATGCTAATGAATGGAATTGGGAAAACTTAATTATTATTTTCTTTTCAACTTTATTATTTTGGTATATATTAATACCTTGGCATTTAATATTAAATTTAATTTTATATATAAAAAATAATATATCTAAAGAACCACCTAAATGGCTATAACAATTTAATAATTAATAATATGTATAGATTAAAATATATTACAGATAACTTTATAGTTGTATTTTATCAAGATGATTTAGTTAATTATAATTTATTTCAATTAGAATGTTGTTTAAATTAAAATAAATATGGAACAATTACAAATAGAAGCTAGAATATTAGCTAATAAACAAATTAATGCTAATGATTTAACAACATTAATATTAGAATTTGCAGAAAAATATCATAAATATAAAACTAATAATTGATGAAAGATTTTATCTTAGGTTTTATATTTATAATTTGGATATTAATAACTGGTATTTTGATGTTAAGTATAATCGGTTGGGTAATTTTAGTTAAAACTAATAATACATTTGAATTTCATTATGGAGAAAAATCAAGAACTGTATGGATGCAGTTTGGATATGATTTAAAAGAATACTTTATAAAAAAATAAAATAACAAATAAAAATGATACAAGAATTTACAGTACAAGAAAAGAAAAAAGCTAAACAAGCTTATAATAAAGAACAAAAGTTTAATCCTACTAATCATAGTAAAGAAAAACTTAAACTTCAAGCTTATGCAATTGATACTAAAAAGAAATATAAAAGTTCTTTTGCAATAGGATATGGTTCAATGTTAATTATTACATAATGAAAAAAACAATACTTAAACTACTAGGATTTATATTAATTCTAGTAGTTTTGTTCTTTATAGACCTTTGGGTATTTAGAACTAGTTATCCATTAGCTTGGATATTTACAGCTTTATTAAGTGTAGTATTATTAATAATATTTCCTTATAAAGATTATTTTAATCCTAATAAATTTAATTTAGATAAATAATGATAAAATATCCTTCTATAGAACAATTTAGGAATATTATTCGTAAAGTAAAAGAAAAAACAGATTATGTAGGTAAAGATACTAATGGTGATAATATTTATTTACATACTAAAGATTATCCTATATTGGAATTTAAAGGAACTGTTAAGTTACATGGCACAAATGCAGGTATTGTTAAATATAAAGATGAATCTATTAAATACAATCTAGAGAAAGAGAATTAAGTCTTCAACAGGATAATGCTCAATTTATGCTAAATATGAGTTCTAAAGATTTTAGTTTAATATTTAATAATATTGAATATGAAAATTATATAGCCGTTTATGGTGAGTGGTGCGGAAACAATATACAAAAAGGAGTAGCACTTGTAGAATTACCTAAAATGTTTGTAATATTTGATATTAAAGTAGATGATAATTGGATAGATATTAATTCTTTAAATATTAAATGGAATTTATTTAATAAAGATAATATATACAATATTGAACAATTTCCTACTTATAATATTAATATTGATTTTAATAATCCTCAATTGATTCAAAATAAACTTATAGAACTAACGATAAAGTTGAAAATGAATGTCCTGTAGCAGCTTATTTTGGTATTAAAGGAATAGGAGAAGGTATTGTTTTTACTTCAATAGATTATCCTGATCTTAAATTTAAAAGTAAAGGAGAAAAACATTCTATTTCTAAAGTAAAAGTAATTAATTCCGTAAATGAGGAAGAATTAAATTCTATTGCAGAATTTATAGATTATTCTGTTACAGAAAATAGGTTGCAACAAGGTTTAAATTATCTAAAAGAAAACAATTTAGAATTACATCAAAAAAATACTGGAGAATTTCTTAGATGGATTAATAGTGATATTGTTAAAGAAGAATCAGATGTATTAATTAAAAATCAAATTGATATAAAAAAAGTTAATTCTAAAATATCTGAAAAAGCTAGGAAATGGTTTTTTAATAATATATAAATAATAAATAAATAATAATTAAAAACAAAAATGAAATTAAAAAGTAAAATTGCCTTATTAGGCTTAATGTTATTAGGTATAACAACAATATCTTGTAATCGTCCAGAACCTAATTATGAAGGTGTATTAATGACAGATTATGGTCGTAATGGTTTAGAATCATTTAGTGTAGTTACAGGTGCGCAAGGACCTTTAGGACCTGGTAGTGAACTATATCAAGTTCCAATGTATGAAGAAAAAGCAGATTGTGATGTTACAAGAGTAACTGGAAGAGATGCTGGTAAATTTACTGTAGATCCTACTTATACTTATCAAGCTACAAGAGGTAAAGGTCCTTATATTGTATTAAATTATAAACATTTAGGTACTGGAGATGAATTCTTTAATAATATTGAAAAAAGTGTACTTGATAAATTAGTAACTGATTCTTTTAGAGAAGAAGCTAGAAATTATACTACTGATAGTTTAATGAATAATCTAGGAGCTTTTGAAACTAAAGTAGAAGATATACTTAAAACTAAATTTGCTAATAAAGGATTTACATTAAATACTCTTACATCAGGTCTTAATCCACCAGAATCTATGAGTAAAGCTATTGAATCTAGAAATAATTCAATACAAGAAGCTAATAAAGTAAAGAATCAATTAGAAACTGCTAAAATGTTACAGGAAAAAGCAAGAATTGATGCTGAAACTAATAGAATTAAAGCTGCTGGTTTAGATGATAAAATCCTACAACAGCAATGGATTGAAGCAATTAGAAACTCTAATAATAGAATAATAATTACAGATGGTAAAACACCTGTTATAATACAATAATAGTTATGAAATATATATTTATATTATATTGTTTATTCATAATATTATTTATAATTATTATGTATAGAAATAGAAAAACTTTTAAAATAAGAATTTCTATAATTGAAACTAATTATGAATTATATGAATACTTACCAAGTTATAATGATATGCTATATTCATTTAAACCATTAACTAAAGCATATTGGGTAGATTATGCTATTAAGCAAAGATTAAAATAAAAAGAATAAATAATTAAATAATAAAGTGCTAACAAGAGGAACAGCTTAAATCGAATAACCTTAAACAGCTTTATTATTTTATTTTATAAAAATAAATTAAATAAATTAAATAAAAATTATGTCAAAATTTACTGAATCAAGTTTAAAATCAAAAACTAAAGATCAAATTGTTGAAATTGCATTAGAATTAGATGCTCAATTAGAAGTAGCAACATCAGCACCATTAACAGCAGCAGATGTACAAAAGAAAGTATTAGATCTTAAAAGACAAGCTCAACAAATTAAAGATGATGCTGAAAAAAGAGAATTAGATCATACTAAAGCTATTAAAAAAATTGAAGCTGATAAAGAAGTAGAACTTAAACGTTTAGAACTTCAATATAATTCAGAATTAGGAGTTGATTTAAAAGAACTTGAAAAACAATATTCTGATTTAGAAGAAAGATCTAATAAAGCAATAGAAGAGCTAGCTTATAAATTACAAGTTGCTGAAACAGAAACTGATGAAAAACTATCAGCTATTCAACAACAAGTTAATGAAGCTACATCTAATGCTAAAGATGAAATAGCTAAATGGGATGCTAAAGTAGAAGAAGTACAAACTAATACTAAATCTAAAATAGAATCTATTAAACAAGAACATGATAGAGATGTAGAACAACTTAGATATGATAATAAAATTATCATTAGAGATGAGAACCTATCTGTTGTTACTAAAGTAGCTGAGAAATTAGGTTATACTGTTGTAGAAAAAGAAGATTATGATCGTTTAGAAAGCTTTATAGCTACTGATTCTGAAACAGTGAATACTAAGATATCTGATGCTGTAAAAGCTGCTAAGAGTGAACTATATGCTTCTGAAGGTGCTAAATATTCAAGTCTTAAATCATCTACTGATAGTACTATGGCTTTACTTCAAAATGATAAAAATCACTTAGAAAAACAAGTAATTTCTAATGAACAAAGGATTAAAGACCTTGAAGAACAAGTTAAAGCTTTCCCAGAACAATTAGCAAAAGCTGTAGAAGCTGCTAAATCAAGTGTTAATATTACACAAGATGCTGCTGCTAAAAGATAATAAATAAATAATAATATAATTATAATAATGAGTGAACAGTTAATACTTAGTAGCTCATTATTTTATTTTAAATAATTAACTAACAAATTTATAAATCATGAGAGAAAGAATAAAAACAGGAATATTAGTAGCAAGTACTAGTAATACTCTAATTAAAAAAGATAAAGTAATATTTCAATATAAAGAAAAATTATTTGGAAATGTAATTATTAAAACAATAATAAAAAATTAATATGAAAAACATAACTGGAGAAGATATAAGAGATGGTATAATATATTTATTATTAGGATTTATAACTTTATTATTTATAGGTTGTAGAGAAGAAAAAATTAAGACTAGAGATTTAATATTTATTATAGATGAAAAAGTTATATTAAATAAAGAAAACTTTTATTTAAAAAGTAAAGATACAATAATATCTGTAAACCCAAATGATTATATGAGGTATAACATGAATGATACTATTATATTTGAAATAGATACAGAAGGATTTTGGAAAGGTTATTTAAAGTTAAAGAAGTAAAGAATGACAGCTGAAGAATATTTTAAACAAAAAGAAATAATAATTAATAATACTACTTTATCTCAACATCAAAAAAACATTTTAATCATAAATTTTAAAGAATATTTAAAATATATTATATCTGATGAAAAAATATGTATTAAAGTTAATACGAGAGAAGAACAAGATATTTTAATGACATTATTAGATAAATATGAAAGATATTCTCCATCAGGAACACCTTGGTTAAGTCTTAATAAAAATAATAACCCTAGTTTTCCTTTATATTTAATATATGATTCTTATTTTAAACATGAAGCTAGTAAAAAAAATAGTTATGAATTTTATCCTAAAGATTGGTTAAATGTAGGTAATTCTATAGTAGATATGAAAGATATTAAATTTATTATGAAGAAAATATATGGAATGTAAATTTAAATTAGGAGATAAAATTAATGATCTTAGTTTAGAAAATATTGATAAGAATCCTGATATAGTTGAATATTATGATTTCCAAAATAGAGTATTACAACAATATGATAAAATTAACAGAGTTAAGGATATTCTTACTAAGTTAAATAGATTATTTGGAGTTAATAATAATGCTGGTCCAGGATATGAAGATATTCTTGATAAACAGGAATTATTAAACGAAATACAAACTTCTAATATATTTGAGTCTAATATATATAGTAATGGAAGTTTTGATATAAGAAAAAATGAAGCTTTAGATACTTATTTTAGAGCTAATGAAGATGCTTTAGAAGTATTTAAAAAGTACCTTCCTTATGATAATTCTATGTATAGAGGATTAAAAAGAGGATTAGCAAGTAAACAAGCTAAAAATCTGAGAACTTTATATATTAAAACTGAAACCAGAGATAAATTCAATAGATTTATTAATGGAGCTTTATTACATCAGCATTTTAATACTAAAATAGAAGATATAGATTATCTCTTTAAAAAGTTACCTGCTGAAATTAATGAATTAAAGAAGTCTGATAATAAACAATTGAAGAATAATCCTTTAATACAGGAATTAGATGCTTTTACTAAAGATGGTTTAAACTTTCTTAATTTAAGATCTAATACTTATATGCCTTTTATTAAAGATTCTATATCTGAAGGATGGAATTCTCTTTATAGAAATCCACAAACTAAAGAGTTAGCTAAAAATCTGGTTAAATACTCTTTATTTGCAAGTAATATGTATTCTGGTACAAGATCCTTTCATAATATGATTCCAGTAGAAATACTTCAGGAAGAGGGTTTAAATGAGTATATGGATAGAGTTCAGGAGTC